AACAAGATTAATAAATTGTGCTCTTGTAAACTCATCATTGAATTCAAAGAGGCTTGCCTTCGCTGCTCTGCTGATTGCCTTCTCGAGAACGATAAACAAACGACGAACATTAATACGATCAAACGCACTTGGTCGTGTTAATAGTGTTTTATCACCAAACAGAACAGTGCCTTCTCCTGGGAACGAAACAACAGGGTTTACACCTGCCTTGTATAGCGTGTCTCGTTGTGCTTGATTTGGATTAAATGCAAGTTTAACCACATTTCTTAATTGACCACGATTAAATCCAGCTGGTGAGAACCATGGATCGCGATCTAGATCTGTGCGAGCGCAGAGACCAGCAATATCACCATTTAGTGGTATGTATCGATAGACATCATTATATTTGTCGTATTGATACTTCCAGCCACTATCTAGTACAGCAAACGAAGTTGATGTAAGAGAATTGCGGAAATTAGTAATTGCTGTTACTGGATCAGCAGCCTGAACGTTTGCGAGAGCAGGTGACACAAATGTCACACAGTCGCGGCGACCGTCAGAAAGAGAGATAGTATTTGCTGCAACCGTTGATGAATGACCTGCTGTCATTACAAGACTAATATCAACATTTTCAGAGCTTGCAAACTGTTGGTAGGCAATTTGAACATTACCATCAGTCGGTGTAGCATCCACACCTTGTACAAAAGAGATGCCATTTATATTTTCGCCAGCAAATGAGTGGCTTGCATTAGCAGCAACGCCCCATGTTGCATTGTTTTGACCTAATCCATATACCCATTTTGAGTTATTATAGAGAACATCAACCCAATAAATGCTTTGACCAGACTCACCTTTAGCGTTTGTTGCTTTCGAAACGTTTGAATATCTTTCTAGAACAGTGTTTGCAGTACCAGTGATTAGACCATCTTCGTCGATAATTGCGATATGCATTTCATCATTCGCATTTGACTTAAATTTCGCAGCAACAAACGGTGAAGTTCCAGGAGCAGCATCGAAAAATGGAGCATATGTCCAAGTTGAGAATGCTACAGCATTTGAATTTGCGCAAAATGCAACCTTCAACGAGTTACCTAGTGAACCAGGATAACGAGCTGCTACAGCAACGTTTGCATTTGTTGCAGTGTAGAAACTATCAAAGTAGTGACCTTCATTGCGAATCTTAACATTACTTGCAAAAGCATTAGCAGCAACGTTTAGAGCTATCGCAGTGTTTAGAGTTGCTGCGTCAGCTCGAGATACAAATAGACTGCTGCTATACGCAAGGAAATTTGCAGCAGTGAAGAAAGTTAATGCAGTTGTTGAATCTGGTTTGCCAAACACTTGAACGAGCTCATCTTCTGAGCTGACTAAACGGGCAACATCGATTGGACCCCACTGAAACGCGCCAGCGACTGCGCCAGTGGATGTGGAAACTGATGGTACAACTGTGGTTGCATCAATCTCGGATACATTCACGCCTGGTGATACTAGAAAAGCCATGTTTTTGCTCCTGTTAAATGGAGATTAAGAAATATACGGTTTATTTAGTAAAATGAGGTTTTTAGTGATTTACTGGCGTCCAAATATCACCATTTTCTAGATAACTTCCGTCATTTTGATCAACATCGATATGTCCACCCAAAAATGTAGGAAGTCTCTCCTCTTCGATCTGTTTCATCTGTTCTTCATACAATTTTAATCTGATGTCAGTATTTGTTAACTCAGAGAAGAATTTTTGATTGGTTAACCATGCAAATAAAACAAGAGTCATAACAAGATCGTCATGACTTCCTTCTGCAGCCTCAAAACTTGTTCCATTCGATATAAAGGTCGAAAGTTCTGATATTGTATCAAAATCTTGTATAATGAGCTGTTGCGCTTCTATAAGATTCTTCATGATAGAACAACCGAGTCTCTTTACAGATTTTGTAGTTCGAACTCCTCGGTAGGACTTGTTTCCGTATCCCCATGTAACTGCAATCTTTCCTTTAATCTCTACTGTAGAAAGAATATTTTCATACTCATACTCATCAAATAAAGAATCGACGACTTGCTGACCATTATCATTAATTTCAATCAATACATACGCTGAGTTATAATATTCACCCATACGCCTAATAATTGATGGATACACAATAGGACTGATGTTGTTATCTTTATATGTGCAAACTTGTTTATATGGTATACTTGTAACATCGATAACACTAAATGCAGAATAGTCAAGTCCTCTACCACGAGCAGTATCAGCAATAATTACATAATTGTGCTCTGGAATCGGAGCTTGATAAACTTTAATTCCATTTTCCGAAAGATGTATTGGTTTTACAAATGCAAGGGACTTCAAGGCTGCAGAAGAAAGTAATGTACCTGCCGACCCCATAAACTCGCATTCCATTTCCTGTAAAAACTTTTCGTCTTTAAGAATGCGTCTTTGGTCGTCTGCCCATGCTTGATCACGACCTGGAACCTGTCGCCAGTTGGCTTCAATATGTTTGAATCCACTTTGTCCTTCAATTGCTTCGGTCCACATTCTGTAAAAATGATTCATTCCATTTGGCGTGGAAGAAATTAGAATCTTAGACTGCGTACCAGAAGAGATAGTTGGGTATACAGAGGTGAAGAACTCATCAGCAATATTACTTGGCACGAATGCGAACTCGTCAAGATATAGCAACGAGATAGAGTAACCACGAATCGCACTTGAAGCAGTGGAGGTTGCCATTATACGACAGTTGTTTTCTAGTTCAATGTCACCTTTGTTCCATACTTTTACACCCTGTTGTATCCAAAGTGGTAATGCTTCATAGGCAATTTTAACTCTGTTTAAGATTTCGCGAGCTGTTGGTGCTTTATTTGCCAAGATAGCCACAAATTTATCTTGATTAAACAGAATATACCAAAGGATATATCCAACGACCATCGTAGTCTTACCGACCTGACGACCTGCCTTTACTATAACGCGGCGATTATCATTAATATCTGTAATTGCTTGTTTTTGGAATGGATACAAAGATATCTGCACAAAACCCTTGTCAAGAGTAATAATCTTTACATAGTTTTCGATAAAGTAGATTGGATCTTTTGAGCATTTAACATACTCGCGGATTTGTTCTTCCGTGAGCTGCATTGGCATATTCACCCGTTTTAAAGAGGGATTTCCAAGATAATGCTTTAGTTTAGATCTAAGATTCATTTTTTATTTGCTTCAATAGATCTGCTGTAGATCCAATGAACACTGCTTTATCAATTGCAATATTTGTTGGTGCTTGCTCTTTTGGTTGCAATTCTTGTTGTTGCCGTTGAAGAATCATAAGTTTCTCTGTGACATCAGAGAGATTCTTAATCATGTTGGCTGCTACTTCGTATGCTCGTGGATGCTGTGATTCTCTCGCTACCTCAAGAATACCATCCAAAGCCTCATTACCCCTTTCGATAAGGTTGTAATAATTAGAACGCGAGTAATCTGCATCAGGATTTTGTGAATCATCCTGATGAACAATCATCGATTTAGTTTCTTTATCACTTACTACAGGAATATAGTCAGTGTTTAGAATATTAGAGAGATTTTTATCAACTTCACTCATATTATTTTATAAATTTGGAAACTCAATAACTGTTTCATCAAATCCAAACGCAGTTTGAGCACTTGCATTATTTGGCGTTGGAACCACTGAGAGATTAACTAATTGATTTTCTGCTGTGCTAAATGATTGTATTTTATATGATGTATTTGTAACTATGCCAGTTAGATTTCTTCCTGTTTCAAGAACTCCATTAACATCAGATACAACAAGAACTTTGGTTGTATTACTCCAACTACTAACTGTTGCAGTTGAATTTGCTGCATCTAATGATCGACCCTCAAACACTACTTCCCCAGTTTGATAGTTTCCTACGCCACTATTTGCATTCATAGTCAATTCACGAAGACCATCTAATTCAAAAATTGAATTGAATGTATTTGCAGTAGACTTTCGAATGATATTACGAGATAGGATTGGACCAAACATATAACCCTTTGCTGTAAATGTTAATGTCCATATTATCATTCTTGTTGTATCTGGTGCGCCAACACTGTCAACATTGTATGAGATGTTTTGCAATATAAATGGAACATCAACTTTTTGATCTGATAATCCTATAACATCAATTGTTACATTGTAGTCTGGATTAAAGAATGGTAAAATTTGTTCAATAATTTGAGTGCCATCTTCAGTGTTACGAACATAGATATTTAATTCAAAATCAAAATTATATGGAGTTGTGCGAATCGACTTTATTGTTGTTTGTGTCTCGGGAGAAAAAGATTCAGTAAACAAACTTCTTTTTCTCATTGGGTCATATGTTATTGATGTTAAATCAAATGACATTCTTGGTAATGTGATTTGAACTTCTTTTGTAAGTTCTGGATCTTGCGTTATGCGTTGATAAAACTTTTCTTTTTGTGAGTATTGCAACGGAACATTAATTCGTTCAATTTCTTGAGTTCCTGCCTTATTATAACGAACCAAACGAATATTATTAAATAATGTGCCAAACGCAACAACCATTTTACGAGTTATACGATGATAAAAGTGAATATTAGATAACATTATGGTTCACCAAATGGATTAATCTCAGTAAAATCTATAATTCCATCAGCTTCTGATTCAAGTATATCATTATCTTCAATATTTCCTACATTAACATTGTTAAGTAAATCTGGTGCTCCGTTTAGAGTCCACTGAGCATTACTTGTTGAGCCTTTAACTAAAGTGCCACCTACAAATGCGCCTTTTACATTTCTTACTTTTAATTTTTGTGTCGGTAGATTCCAACCAGCAACAATTGCTTTCGCTGTCGCAGTTGCAAGATTAGACCCTTGATATACAACCTCAAAGCGTTGGAAAGTGCCTGTGCCACCAGCGTTTAAATTTAATTCTAGAACATTACTTTGTAGATCTGCAATACGATCAATTTCTTCTGTTCCAGTTTGTAGCAGCTCTCCATTATACTTAAATGCTTCTACAGTTAATCCATACATGTATGGATTGATAGAATCTCTACCTAATTGAAAGAAGTTTTTTTCTTCTTGAACAAACTTAATCTCCATCAATTTAAATTGAATTGGTAGATAAATTAGGTCGCCTTCTTTTGGAAGTCTTCGATCAGCACCCATTACTGAAGCAACTTGACGCTCAAATCTTCTTCGAGCAACGCAAAGGCGAGCAGTATCTTGAATTTCGAGACCAAATTTAGAGAAAAATTCTTGATTACCTTCATAATTTTGAAAAGATTCAAGATACATCTCTAACTTAATTGCTTTTCGAAAATATTTTACTGGATCGTCACCAAAAAGTTCATCAATTGATGATTGTGATTCTCTAGGAAGATAGTAAACATCTATACCATGATTCTTAATTGATTCTATAATCAAATCTTCAAGAAGATTTTGCTCAACGGTTGCTCGTTGATTATTAAAATATACACTAGTTGCCATTTTAGCCTACTAAAAATGCAGTTGGTTCTTCGTAAGTATCACGAAGTTTTTCATTTAGTTTTTCTAACTCTGCTGATGCTTCATCATAAATTTGCTGACCGTTGATAACCAAACCACCTGGAAGAACATAATTTCCATACTTCTTTAGATTAGTGCCCCATTGTTGCTTAAACAATGTAGCTGTGTACTCTTTTACCCACAGGTCATTGTATACTTTCTCATATGTTTCTGGATCTACAATTCTATGAGCCTCAAATGCCATAAAATTGCCAACATCAAATCTATCCCAATCAGTAATTACGGTAAGTCTGTTTATATTTTTATTATATGTGTATGGCATCTGACCTGTTATAATCATATCTAACATTGCTAAATGTTCTTGAGCGATAACAAAGTAGGTATAGGATGATGATGTTAGATTATAGAAATCGTTGAGACGCAACTGATAATTAATATCAAACATATTAAAACCAGTCGAAGATGTTGAACCCACAGTTGAACCTGTAAATGCAAATACTCTTGACACACTAACAATATTATCACATAGTTTCAAGTATCCATTTAATTTATCGGCATTTGTTATAGCCT